AAAACCTGCTGAGTGCATTGTTGATTTAAAACTATCTCGCCAGTCATTTATGGCACGACCTACTTTTAACACATAAGAAAAATCTTGATAGTATAAACTATCTTGTATTCTCATAGCGTCATCAGAAATATGACCATCTTCATTTACGAATGTTCCGTTTGTATCTGCAACAGCAGTAACAGTTGTTGTTGCTGTTGATTGTTGAACTCTTGCTATTGTAGCAGTAGCACCATTAGCTAATGTAATTGTTCTACCTGCTTGAAATATACCACTTGATGATTTAAATTTTAAAATTTGTAATGTAGAATTAAAAGATACAGATGTTGCTGTAATAGTTGAACTTGAACTATCTAGTGAGGTCATAGCTTGGTCTGCAACAAAAGAACCTGATATATCTTTTAAAATCATTGTGCCTGGTATATCTAAAGTAGGTGGACTTGGTGATTGATGATACTCTGCGCCTGGCTCAACAATTTTTAATCCTAAAACTCTACCGATATTTGTACCGTTTGCTAAAATTTTTGCATTTGCTCCTAATTCAGTTGAACTTGTTACTGTAATTGTAGGTAAAGTAGTATAGTTTGAACCTGCTTTTATAATTCTAATATCTGTAATATCTTTTGAGCCTGTGCCAGCTTCTTGAACAACTTTATTTCCTGTGTATGGGTCGCCTCTAACGGTCTCATCTTCTAAAATTATATGGTCATCTGTTGTTGATGTAGAATCTTCAGGTGTTATACCACCATTTACAACTGAAACTTTTGCCTGTGCTGAACCGCCATTTGTATTTGTATTATCAAAAACTAAATCATCTCCTATTTCATAACCTGTTCCTGCGTCATCAATAATAAAGTCTGTTATACCTCCGTTACCAACTGCGTTTACTTGAATTATTGAACCATTACCGCCACCTGTTACTGGTACACTATCATTTTCAGCCGATAAAAAACCGTCATTTGTAATTGATATTGTTCCTGGTATACCTGAAGTTGTCGCTTTTATGAAAACTGAAGCGTCATCTGATTCTGTGCCTCTAACTTCTTCACCTGTTTGAAAAGTACCTTGTATAGAATCACCACCTAAGGTAAATTCTGTAATTTCATTTGCACCTATTTGAAATTTAGAAACGGCTTCAACAATCGCTGTTGCGCCTGAAGTTTGACCTGTAATTGTTCTACCTACTAATAATGATGTATCTGAACCAGAAAATGCAATCGCTCTTAATATTTTATTTGTAGTCCATTTACCATCAGATATACGCAACATATTTTCTCTAGGATAAATTGTTTCTGAAGGAATACCAAATAACATTCTAAAAAATATTTCATGGCCTCTAGTGGTTCCTTTTGCTCTATATACTGATTTTATATTTTTTATTAATTTTCTTTTATCTAATGAATCATTTAAATTTTCTGGTATGGTACTTAAAAATTCATTTCTAAATTTTGTTAAAAAATTAGATATTACTTTATCGGGGTCCCTAAAATTTAATAAGTCTTGAATATTGTTTACAGGATTAGGTCTGTAATTACTTAATATACCACTAGCGTTTGAACTAGCACCTAAAATAGTTTCATTATCTATAAATTTATCATTTGCTGATATATAAATTTTATTATTATCTAAATCTTCTTTTAAAATTACAGCAGTTGCTTTTGAAGTTTGTCCTGTAATAGTTTCACCTCTAGTAAATTTACCGTAAGTAGAACTTTCTAAAATTACTTTATCACCAGCGTCTAATTGTGTTCTATCTGAATCTAATCTTGAGGCGTCTAAAAGAAGTGTGCTAGTGTCGGTAGTTAATTCTGATTCTAATCTTAAACCATCAGTTGTTTGAACACTTGTTACGGTTATCTCAGCCGACTCCATAAAAGTGTAATATGATTTTAAAAATTCTAAAAATTTTGGATGGTCAGCAACTACAAACTCTGGCGCTTGGCTGTTTATCAGCGTGGATATCTTATCTGTAAATTTTGCCATAAGACTTATCCTTAATAACTACTAGAAGTCGTATAACCTACACCTGCGTCAGCAGAACCGCCAACGAAACTATCAGACTCTACCGTAATTGTTGAATTTGCTGTATCTATATTTAATATTTGGTCTCTAACAGGTACAACATCATTTGAACTAGGTGTTACTGTTAATTCAATAACAGTTGAAGCAGCTCCTCTAATATTTTCTACAACTGAAACATTTAAAGAATTTATTGTAATTGCACCTGTAGAATAATCAATAGTGCCTTGTGTATTATTAGCATATGTTCTAACTGAACCTGATAAACTATATCGTCTAATGTTACCATTACCATCATCATCTAAAAAGTAAATATTAGTGGTGTCGCCGTCTATTTTAAAACCTGTTGAACTTAAAATACCACCTGCACTTGAATTATGACCTGTATGTGGATTATATAATGCGTTTCTAAAATATACATTATATTTTGATGATACAGTTAAAGTTGGTGTAAAATCTTTTCTCATTTTTATAGTTGTAATATTTGAAACTATACTCGTATCTGTATTATCAATTAAACCTAAAATTTTTGAATATCTAAAAACACCATCAAATTGATTTAATGTATTTGTGTTGTAATTAGACAGAGTTGTTATTATATTTGATTTTAAAGTTTCTGAATCTTTTGATGTTGTTTGTGAATTAAATTTTACATTTGAAGTTAGTAAAATACTAGTTGTTTCTGGGTCAACTATTTCTGGTCTAACAGATACAACATTATATTTTCTTAATTGTGTTTTTATACTTTCTTTTGTAGATGTTGTTAGTGTAGAACCTGATATTGGTTTTATGGCAATTTTAACAACACCATATTGTGGTGTTTCATCATCTTCACCACCCCAAGCACTAACTGATTGAGCATTTGCATAAACAGACTTTACAATTGTTTCATAATCTTTTGAAGTAACTGCTCTATCTTGTGCTGTATATTGTAGAGGAGCATTATATCTAATTGACTCTTTTGTTTGTGCTTCTGAACCATTAGCTGCATTTGTATTTGTTGTTATTGTAACATCTGAAAATCCATCAATATCGCCTGATAATACAAATGAACTTGCGCCGTTTGATTCTGTTTTGTTAGTTACAATATATTCTAAATTAATAATATTACCGTCTATTGGTTTTTTACCTAAAATGCCATCACCAAAATAAATTTCATATCTACCATTTTCACCTTCTTGTAAGAAATAAACTTTAGATGAGTCATTTAATTCTGATAAACTAGTTGCTAATGAATAAACCTCAGTTGTTGTATCACTCGCTGAAGTTTGAATAGAAACTTTTAAAGTTGATGTATCTGCATTATCACTAGGTATTACAAATTTCTGGTCAACATCATCTGTATCAACCGTATATTTAAATGTTACTAAAGTGCCTTCATAAACATTAACACTAGAAAAATTAAAAACACCAGCATTTGGTTGAATGGTATATGATTGATTGGTTACAAACTGATAGGATGTATTATCAACTTGTGTTGTGAAAACTGTGCCTTTTGACATTGTTATTGATGTTGTTGTCGAAGGAACATTATTTACTCTGACTGCTAAATTTGCTATAGGTGCTCTCGGTGAGTTTGGTGTATAACCTAACATTTTAGCTAATGACACAATATTTTTTCTTATATCAGCAGAATCTAAATACATTTCATTTGCTAACATATTAGCATTAAAACCAAGATAGTGTGTATTGTAAGCTAGTAAGTCTATAAGAATGGCAAAACCTGAACCTTCAAAATCATAATCTTGAAACTCTGATTGCCCTTGTAAAAAAGTTTTTAAATTTGTTTTTATATTATCAAAGTCTAATTCTGATACTGTTAATTTGTTTGACGCCATTTATCTACCTAATTCTTTGTAGTGTTGTTGTAACAGAAACAGGATTTGGTAAATTTAATACATAAAAATTTACCGTTACATCTATTGCGTTTCTGTCCATTTGTTCGTTAACATTGATACTAGATAATCTTGCTCTAGGTTCAAAATTAATTAAAACTTCTTGTATTTTTCTTTTTATAAAAATACCTGTTAATGGTGTATAGTTTTCGAATAATAAATCTCTAACACCACAACCTAATTCAGGATGAAAAGGTCTCTCATAAAAATTTGTATTAATTAAATTTCTAACACTTCTTTTAACTGCTTCAACATCTTCTATTTTTACTACATCATTAGTAACAGGATGTCGTGTAAAATCTAAATTAAGGTCTACATAAGTCCTTACAGATTTTTTACTTTTATTAGTAGATGAAGCGTCATAATTTGCCATAACGGTAATATTTATACGAGTTTTATTAATTAACCTGAGAAAACATTACCTGAGCCTGTTGTCATTGCTCCTGCGTCAGCACTATCACCTATTCTTGCTACAGAAATGCCATGAACTCTGACGGTGGCCGAACCTGCGTTAACAGCGGCTACATGATTTACACAAGCTGGAACTGGTGGAAATGGATGTGCTACGGTAGGGTCACCTATTCTTGCAATCAATATTGAGTTTGCTCGAACAGTTGATTGACCAGGTGTTGCAAGTGTGGTTGTCCCTACACAGGCATGACCTGTTGTTAAACTATCACCTTGTCTGCTTACTGCTGGCATTTATCTACCTCTAGCTAATTTTAATGCTTCTCGTCTTCTTTCTTGAACTAACGCTTGTTTTACTTTTCTACCAATTGGTATTAAAATACCATGACACATTTGTTTGCCTTTTTTACTGATATATTCAACACTTATCATTCTATCTTTAAAATCAGACTGAACTGACATAATTGCTTTCTTTAAACTAAGCGCTTCTTTTTCTTTTTCGTCACCTGCTTCATTCCAAAACTTAAATATTCTCATTTTTGCCATAAACTACTAATCCTTACAACTTTCACATCTACATTCTTTACAACATTCTATTTGTATGTCTTTATTATCGCCATCTTTGTAAGTTTGTAAACATTTTTCGTTACAATGACTTAAATGGCCGCAATTTGCACAATGGGACATGATTTTTTCCTTTTTCTACTATTTATCAAAAATTACAGCGAGCTTTCATCTGCTGTAAATTGATTCTTTTCATGTCATCCATAGAATCCATCGCTGATTCGCTAATTCTTTCATAATCAGGCGACCATTTACACTCGAATCGCTCATTTTTTGTTGAAAAATTGCAAGAATTGATGAAAAAGAACAAACATAGAACAAAAAAAGTTAAAAAATGTTGATTTTTCACGCTTTTTTGAGTATTTTTTTTCATTTTTTTCGCTTTTTTTGCTTGCTTTCTATATTTAGTTGTGGTATAGTATACCTATGATTACGAAAGGAAACACTATGAATACTTTTTTTAGTATTACGACTATTCTAGCAGCTATTTTTGCTGTTGGTTCAATTGAAGATTGTGGTGGTCATTGTTTAGGCAATGAAAACTGGACAATGTTCTTTATTTGCTTGACAATTATGATAATTTCAGGTATAATGACTATATTAACACTTAACAAAGGACAATAACTATGATAAAAGTAGAAAAAACAGCAAAAACACTAGACGAAGGAATTAAAAACCTAATGGCTGGTGCTAAATTAGATTATGAAAGAATGTCAACTAGAAACGGTCAAACAGAATTGACAGGTTATTCTAAAGAACAAGTTGAAACTTGGGATAATAAAACAAAAGTTATGCCTGGTAAAAAGTACATTAAGATTGTACAAGATACTGGTGTCTTTTGTTTTATCGCAAAAGAAGACTTTAAACATTTTAAAAAAGGTGATATATTGAAAGCCGCTGGTTACAATGCACCTGCTTTAAACTCTGCCAGAGGTAATGTACTTACTGGTAATTATGCAATTCAATGGACTGGTCCATTATATTTAAAATAAGGAGAACACTATGAAAACTAGACAAAGAAAAGTATTTGAAAGAGTTGTAAATCCATTAATTGTAAAACATCTAGTTACAACACCTGATTATAATGGTAGTTGTATTGCTTCTGGCATACCAATTAAATATTTAAGTTATTTCAAAGAAGTATCTGCTCAAAAAAATGCAAAAAAGATTAGATATAGATATAGAGGTAAATCAGGTTTGAAAACACAATATAAAACTGGTTTACAAATGCACTATATTAGACCCCAATCATTTTGTCATATGAATGGGGCCGATACATTTGCTATCTATTACAGATAAAAATTAATCCATTTTTACAGGAGTTATTGCTTCTTCAGGATTTGCTAAAGGTATTAAACCTAACTCTGTTAGATAACCTCTAGGTCCGATTGCTCTTTTACTTGTAAAGTCTTTTATAAATTTATCAATGCCTGGTATTACACCAACATGAGCTTTCTTTACATAAAAGAATAAAGGTCTACTAATTGGATATGAACCATCTTGTATACCTTCTAAAGATATTTCTACGCCTTCAATTGTATGAGCAATAGTTTTATCTTTATTGTTTAGATAATAAGAGTAACCAAAGATACCAAACTTTTCATTTTCACTTTGTAATTTTTGTACAATCAAAGTATCGTTTTCGCCAACTTCAATAACAGCACCATCTTCTCTCATTAGGTTACAATGTTTTTTATTGACTTCTTTTACTTCTTTTGGACATCCTTTTTTCATTACTAAACTATTCCAAGCGTCCCTTGTTCCACTTGTTGGTGGTGGTACCATTATTGATATTTCAATATTTGGTAAACTAGGGTCAATGTCAGACCATTTTTTAGGTAATGAACCTTTGGCTGCCATTGCTTGCCAGATTTGTTTTCTTGTAAAGTTAACTTGTTTCTGTTCACCATTTTGTACAAAAGCAATACCATCTAAACCAACGATAACTTGGTCAATAGCAACTACGCCATTTGACTTACAAAGTTTGATTTCTTTATCTTTGATTTTTCTACTTGCATTTGTTATATCTGGTGTATGTGTACCAATACCTTTACAAAAGATTTTCATACCGCCACCTGTACCAGTTGATTCAACAACAGGTGTTTTAAAGCCTGTTTCACCAAATCTTTCTGCTACTACGGTTGAAAATGGATATACGGTAGAACTACCGGTAATTGATATTTGTTCTCTTGCC